GCAATAATCGCAGCATCAATCACACCACCCACGGCACCAGTAAAAGTATCAAAGATTTTTAATGAAAAGTCTCCACCAAAACTTTTCATAAATCCACGAGTCGCATCTATTGCCTTATATCCCCAGTCAATAAATGTGACTACTTTATCTAATATATTTCCACCCAAATCTATCATAAACTCCATCACATTTCCAATAATACTTACAATACCTACAAGTTTTGGAAGATGTGGTAAAAGTTTAATTGAGATATATCCAAGAAGAATTGAAAAAAGAAAGTTCTTAATTCTATCTAAAAATCCAAGTTTTGGTGCCGATGGCATTTTCAATTTTCCTTCTTTCTTTTCTGGTTTTGCCTCTAACTTATTTTCTTGTTCTTCTGCTTCTTTTTTTTCTGTTGATTTTCTTTTCTTTTCAAGTTCTGACTGCTTTATAAGTGTAGAAGTCTGAATTAAATCACGAATCTTAAAGACTTGTTTTTTGATAATAAACAAATCACTTTTAATTACACTAATACTTTCTTCCTGAAGGTTTTGAGTGGATATTTTCTTTTCAGAAATGGATATTCCTGGTAAAAGTTTTGTTGGATTTATTTTTGCAGGAGATAACTTTGGAGTTTCCATATCTTACCTAACTCCAAGAACGGCAGCATTTCTTCTTCTGCTTTCAGAATTTGGATGTACTGCACTAAAAGAAGGAACTGATGGAGATGCACCAGAAGAAGTATTTAATTTTGGCATACTACCAGATGCTGTTGCATAAACAACCTTTACTTTTGATTTTGATGGTGGGTTTATTTTTGGAACATTATTTTGAGTTTGTATTTGAGCAGGATTTAATCTAGAAATTGGTGGAGATTGAGGTTCTATTTGTCTACCTGCTCCTAATTTGGAAGGGTTTGAATTTTTATCAATATTTGCAACTCTTTTATCAAGCAAATTTACTCCAACAGTATCAACTACTCTTTTTGGAATTATATATTCACCAGGTTGAACACGAACATTTTGCCTATCTGCACCACCACCTGGAATATCTATTCCAGTATTCTCTCTAATTAGTCCACCACCTCTAACACCATACCCCGTTGGGTTACCGTGCATATCATACTTACCAGTAAATCCTTTACCAGGTGGTAAACCTTTCATAGCTTTTTCTAATCTAACTTGTCTCAGATATGGATGTTCTTCGGTCGATGGGGTTTTAGTACCACCAAACAAACCACCACCTTGTTTTTTGGGAAGTAATCCTTGTTCTTTTAATCTCTTAATTTGTTCGGCACGATTACTATATCCAAGTTGATCTCCCAACATTTTTGTGGCACCCAAGTAATTAGTTTCTGTTGCAGAACCACGACCTAGTAGTTCATTAGTCATACGAATCTTTTCTCTACTTATGGCACTCAACTTAGAAGCTGTATCTTGAGATTCTCTTATAAGATTTGGTTTTTTTGGAGATCTAGAAACAGAAGTTTGAGATGGCATCATATAATCTGGTATTTCAGCCTTTTTGTTTTGCAATGAGGGAAATCCTGGAAATCTTAAGTGACTATCTCCCATGGCCCCAGAAATAGATCCTGCATAAGATGTTGGAACAAAAGACGAACCTGTTCTTGAAGTATACCTTTTTTTCTGTGCTTCAGTATATCCACCAACATCCCCACCAGGTCCAAGTGGTGCAGTCATACCAAATCTAGAAGAAGCCCCTGAGGTTGGAGATCCTAAAGGTATTCCCAAAAATTTGGATTGAAATCCAGGGTCTGTTTGTTGATTTCCTCTTATATCTCTGGGTCCAGAACTACGGGGTGCCATTACAGTTCCAGTTCCAGGTACTCCAAGTCCCCCTAATGTATCAAGGAACCCTCCTCCTTGCATTTTAACAAGACCACCACCAGCAGCATAAGTGGTTCCAGAAACAATCTTTGGTTGATTAGTTCCTCCACCAGCAGCATTCATTGATTCCAGAGTATCCACACCATACTTCTGCACGGCACCACGAGACATTACAAACTCACCATCCGTGAGCATTGCCGGAACTTTATCTACACCTTTTTTTCCACCAATCAGACCACTCACAGTTTCTTGAATTTTTCCAGACCCAAGACCAACACCCAATAACATACCAAGAGGTCCAAACACAGCACCCATTCCGGCACCACCCATCATACCTTTAAAGTTTAACCCACCACCGGCAAACTTTGGAATTACAAATCCACCACCAGAATATCCTTGAGTCTTTTGTTCTTCTCCACCAATTCCACCAAAATTTTCAATACCCTTACTTACGGCCATTGTGGTGCCGACAGTTGCAGCAACTTCTAATCCTGCTCCTAAAAGTTTTCCATATTTTCCACCAAGAAACTTTGCTGCTCCTGCTGCCTTTCCAACACCTGCCTTTGCTAATAATCCTGCTGCAGCAGCTGCAAGTTTAATACCTCCACGAATAACAATCTTGGTTAAAAATCCAACAAATTTGCCCAGACCAGTTCCGAACATTATATAAAGAGCAAGAAGTTTAGGCCACTGATCTCCTAAAAATCTACCAATTGCTTTAATTTTGTCCTGATTTTTAGAATCACTAAACCAATCTAAGAGTTTAATCAGTGCTCTTCCGACAAAAATAGCAACAAAGAAATCAATAATTCTATCAAGTAAAGATTTAATGGGAGCAATAATCTTTTCTGCTGCCTTGATTGCAAACTTAAATCCTTTCTCTAATCTTGATTCTTTTGCACCTCTCTGTCCTGCCTCACTTGCAATTCTAGATTTCTCTGCAGAATCCTTTGCAAGTTTATTTTGACTTGTAAGACTTTTAATTATTTCGGCAAGGGCATCAATAATTTCTTTTATATCACTTCCTCCCGTCATCTTATCAGCAGGAGGAAGTGCTTTTAGTGGTTTTCCTACAAGTGCCTTTTGTTTTCCTAAATTAACTCCAACTGCACTTCCTCTTTTAAGACTTTGTGCCGTAATCTTTTTAACCTTAAATCTACCTTTCTTTCCTCTAATCTTTTTATATTCATTCGTAAGAAGTTCTGCCTCTTCTGTGGGAATTTGAGTCTTTGCCATTCGGGCAGCAACCATCTTTTCCTTTAGAAGAGACGTATAAGTATCATAATCAATATCAAAAATATATTCAAGACCCAGAAGTCTTAAAATTCTTTCATCAATTTGCTCATCAACAAGATCTTCACCGTCTCTTTTGACGGGAACTATTGATCCTCCTGTTGATGGTTGATTATCCATTTTGTTGTTGTTTGAGTTTTTCTTCTTCTAAATGTTGTTTTAATAATTCAACGTAAATATCTCTTTCCCAAGGTATCATATTTTCAATTTCTGTAAGTGAATATTTATGATACTGCATTAGGGCAAAGTTAAGACGAAAATAATTCTCAAGGTCCATATGGACCAGGGCTATGCGAAAAAACTTGCTAACCCTTCTAAAATAACTTCACTTTCAACTTCGGTCTTTGGATTTGTAACTTTGATTTTATGAGAAAGTCTGGGCATAGTCTCAAAGAACTTTTCAATTTGCTTAAACTGTGAAGAATTTAATTGTTCCAAAAAGTCAATTAGTTCTTTTTTTGTTACATCAGCAGCAATCCACACTTCTTCTTCAGTATAAATTTTATCAATACAAGAAGAAATCAAATCAAAAGATTGATCCATCGTATTATCATTTTTAAAATCAAAGTTAGTCTTAATAAATTGTTCCAGAGATGGATACTTCATTTCCATCATAATTGTAGAATCAATCTTAATTTGATTGGTATGATCTTCGTTCTTTTGAACCTTGATTGAATCCAAATCAATCTTTACGAGAGTATTTGTTTCTTCATCATCGGGACAGATAATATTCACTTCAATCTCTTCCCCCACAGATTTACCACGAATATTTAAAAATAAGTATTCAATATCAAAAGTTGGAAGTGATTCTACTTTAATATTTTTAGTAATAATACAACTCTTAATTACAGTTTTAATTGCTGTAGTAATCTGTTTTGTATCTTCACTTTCTAATGCAATCAACAGCACCTTTTCTTCTTTAACAAGAAATGGTCTGTATTTAATTGATTCACCAGTAGAAGGCAACTCAAGTTCGTAAATCGGTGTCGTGGGTTTTGGTAAAGGCATAATGACCTATAGAATTTCAGTTATGATTATTTAGATTAGAATATTGGAGGTTATCTTCGTATTGATTGTTGGAATTGAGTTACTGCAATATCTGCTGCCTCAATTCTATCATTATTTCCTGATGCTAGTGCTTGAGTATATTCAATATCAAGTGCCTCTATATTATCTAATTGTGCTCCTGTATATGGACTATCTGCTGCTCCATTTGGAGATCTGGATGAAGAATCTGGTGTTCCTGGCACATCTTTAGATTCAACATAATACCGAATATAACTGAAGGATACGGTACATTTTAATAATGAAGATGTATCATAAGAAACGGGCATTGATGTGATTGATATTGGATATGCATTCACAAAATTATAAATTAAAGTTGCCCCCTCGTGATTAGCACTCTTTTTATTTTTTGAAGTTCTTTCAAATTTAGTAATTTTAAGTCCTTCAACAATATAATCGTTAGGATATTTAACACGATAAAAATAATTTGGATCTTTTGATGAAAGTTTACCAGATCGTTCAGGTTTAGCTTGACTTTCTCCAACAATAAATTTTATCCAGGATTCAAAAAATCTAATCGGAAGATAATTAGCAGCATCAACATAAAAAGTAAAATCAATTCTATCATCATATAATCTACGATAGGCAAATTTTTCGGTCACTCCAGTAAAATCACTATTATTTTCGTGAGTTGCTAGTGATGAACCGGGCAAAGTTGCTTCGGAACACAGCAAGTTTAATTTTGATTGCTTATCAGAAAAACCTGACAAACCATTAGCATTTAAATAACCATCATCCAACCCACTTGGTCTTGGTATTAGAACCTCAAAGTGAGATGTAAGTGCTGGTTGAAGTAGATTTGCCTTAATTTTATCTACACTAACTTTTGCAGGCATCTATAAATACTTGTACTTATATATTATGTAGTTAGGAAATGTCAAGAGACGGAAAATACCATCAGGGTAGATTTCACCCTCAAAATCCGCAGAAATATAAAGGAGACGTGAATAATATTATATACAGAAGTTCTTGGGAACTCAAATTTATGCAGTGGTGTGATAGAAATGAAAATATTATGGAATATGGTTCAGAAGAGTTTTGGATTCCTTATGTTTCTCCGGTAGATAATCGTGTTCATAGATACTTTCCAGATTTTATCATCAAAGTTAAAGAAAGTAACGAAGAGATTAAGACTTACGTGATAGAAGTGAAACCAAAGAGACAAACAGTACCACCTAAACAAAAATCAAGAGTGACTAAATCATATCTTTATGAGGTTCAGACATACGCAGTCAATCAATCAAAATGGAATGCCGCAGATGAATGGTGTAAAGATCGTAGATTGGAGTTTAAGGTAATAACCGAAAATGAACTTGGGTTGAAGTAATGGCAGAAGGATTTGGTCAATATGTGGGGAAAATTCCTCCCAGAATGGCAGAATTGAGAAAAAAAATCAAGAAGTCTGGTAGTAGTGATCCAGAAGACCTGATGATTGAGATTATGGAAGTTTTAAAAGAAGAAGTATTATATCCAGAACCAGGAAAGTTTTATACGTTTGTTTATAGAGCTAAAACTCCAAAAATACAATACGATCAACATCCACTGATTGCCTGTACTTCACTGGAAAGGTGGGGGTTTAGAGGAATGAACTTTCACTGGAGAAAATCAAGGCAATATACCTGGGAAGAAGTTATTGGAAAACTTTATGTGATTAAATATGATGAGTTGGATGAGATGCTCTCTATACCTTATGCAAAATTCCGTCTAAATAAATAAAAAACTATAAAAATGTTTAGAAGAGCAGAAAAATATATTCTAAACGTCCTTCATAGTGAGGAGGTGCTCTGATGGCATCAGCTGTTTGCCCACCTGGTGCAATATGTAGTGATGTAATAGTAACCCAGATAGATGGAAAACCATATTACACAGTATCCTCAACTAAAGTAACGCAAGGAAGTGATGGTAAAGTTAATGGTGGAGAAACATCTATATTATACTCACAAAAACCAAATGTTTACATCCCAGCAGCAACAACAAAAGATGGTGGAAAAACTTGGACATACGCAAAATATAAGCAAGGAGATGATATACCTGATGGTAAAAAAGTAGGAGATGAGATTTTTGGTAATCAGGCAAAGAAATCCCTTGAAGGTGGAGCATTAAAAACAAACACCAATCAACAAGTAAAAACTGCCGCAACAAAAGCAAGCATTCCTCCCGAACAACAAAAACCATTAACCTTAAATCAAAATACAGCAAATCCAACACCAGATCCACCAGTAGCTCCTGCCACGGCCACAGCAGATCAAGTACAACAATTAATAGCAGATGCAGGGAAATATAAAGGCAGACACGAATATCCTCAAAGTTTAAAATATCCATTAAATATGAGTGATAATCAAGATTGTATGAAATTTACTATTATTGAATATGTTCCAAGTAATTTGGGTATAGGAGCACAAGACACAACTCTTAGAACAAGTGCCAGTAAGAATAAAGATCAAAAGATATTAACAACAATCACTTTACCAATGCCCAGTGGAGGAATAACGGATAGAAATTCTGTAGATTGGCAAAATGATAGTCTTGATCCGATGCAGGAAGCGTTTGGGGCAACGGCAATGGCAATGATTGCTGGGGGTGGAGATGCTGGTGCAAACACATTCAAAAAACAATTAGAAGCAGCTACTGCAAAAGAGGGAAAAAGTGCTCTTACAGCACTGATTGCGATAAGGGCATCAGAAAAAGCAGTGGGTGCTAATAATCTTCTTGGAAGAGTGGCAGGACTAGCAATTGATCCAAGTTTAGAACTTCTTTTTAATGGACCACAACTTAGAGATTTTTCTTTTAGTTTTAAAATGACTCCGAGATCAAAACTAGAAGCAATAAGAGTAAGGTCCATTATAAGAACTTTTAAACAAGCAATGTCGGTAAAAAGAAGTCAATCTGTTCTTCTTCTAAAAGCACCACATACTTTTAGAATTAGTTATTTAACATCAAATAAAAGTCATCCATATCTAAATCGTTTTAAAGAATGTGCTCTTACCGGTTGTAGTGTAAACTATACTCCTGACAACTCATATATGAGTTATGACGATTCCGATCCCGATGGAAGATCTATGACCGCATATGAACTCACACTCAGTTTTAATGAACTTGAACCAATCTTTGATGATGATTATGAAAATATGGAAGGTGCTGTAGGATCATTTGATCATATAGGTTATTAAAATGACATCATATTTCCGTCAGGTTCCTAACTTTGAATATGTAAGTCGGATTGCAGAATCCAAGAACATATCAGATTATATACAAGTCAAAAATTTATTTAAGAAAGGAAGTCTTCGTCCTGATATTTTTCAGGAACTTGCATTTTTTGAGAAGTATCAAATACAAGGAAATGATCGTCCTGATAATGTTGCAGAAGATTTTTATGGTGAGTCAACTCTTGATTGGGTGATTTTACTATCAAACAATATTGTCAATATTCAATCAGAATGGCCTCTTCTACAAGATGATTTAGATCGTTATTTAGTTGAAAAATATGGTGATTATGATATTCTTTATAATGGTATTCATCACTACGAAACTTCAGAAATTAAAAACAGTCAGGGAGTTACGATTGTTCCTTCGGGTCTTGAAGTAAGTTCTCCATATTCAGTAAGTTATTATGATTACTTTATAGATTCTCAGGTAGAAACTGGTAATATTGCAACTCCAATCACAAACTATGATTATGAGATTAAACTAGAAGATGCAAAGAGAAATATTTTCTTACTCAAACCAAGATACTTGAATATTGTGGTTAATGATATGGATAATATTATGCCATACAAAAAAGGTTCCACTCAGTATGTGAGTGAGAAT